AATAAGGAGACCCGCGCCCGTTTTTCACACACTCATGGGCGACGGGCGCGAGCTCGCGGCGGCGGTGGCGGATCAACCGTGGGTCAAGGGGTTAGGTGAGTGCCCGCGGGACGAGGTTTGGCCGCGGTTGATGACCGGTCCGCATCCGTTGGCGGTGGGGTCGTTCGGGGATCAGTGGTTGGCGTTCGTGCGTTCCCGGTTGCGTTGGGAACCGTATTGGTGGCAGCAGTTGGTGGCGTTCCGGTTGTTGGAGTTCGACGCGGTTGGGGACTTGGTGTGGTTGTGGGCGTTGGTGTCGACGTCGCGCCAGGTGGGCAAGTCGACCGTCCTCCGGTCGTTGGCGATGTTCCGGGTGGCGTCCCCGGAGGTGTTCGCGTGGGATGGGGTGACGCCCCAGAACGCGTTCCTCGGGTCGACCACGTTGAAATTGGCGAACGAAACCATGCGCCCGGCGTTGGCGTGGGCGGATGGGCGTCCGGGGTGGCGGGCGTACCGGGGCGCGAGTGATACCCACGTCGAAGCGCCGGATGGTGGGCGGTGGTTGTTGGGTCCGGTGAACGCGTCGCATGGGTTCACCATCAACAACCCGATCACCGACGAAGCGTGGGGGGTTGATCCGGTGGTCGTCGAGGACCACATGGAACCGACGATGTTGGCGGCGGACCGCCCCCAATTCCTCATCACGTCGACCGCCCACCAGAACGCCACGTTGTTCGTCCCGGCGAAACGCGCGCAAGCCCTCGACGAGTTGGCGACGCCCGACGACCTTCTGATCGTGGAATGGTCCGCGCCTGCGGAGGTTGACGACATCCTTGACGAACGGGGGTGGCGGGCAGCGTCCCCCCGGTGGACCCCGCAACGGGAACGGTTCCTCCGGTCGAAGGTCGGCAAACCGGGGAACGACGTGATGTCGTTTCGGACCCAGCACCTCAACCAGTGGCCCGACAAGGGCGCCGTGTTGGCGCGGACCCGGTTGGCTGATCCGATCGCGTATGCGAGCTCGGAGGGTGGGGGTCCGACGGGGTACGGGGACCCGGTTGTCGTGGCGGTCGAGGATTGGTTCGGGTCCGAGGGGTCGGTGGCTGTCGCCGAGGTGGACCGGGGCAAGGTGCGGGTGTCCGGGCGGACGTTCCCGACGCGTTCGGCGGCGTGGGATTACGTCGATTGGTTCGTCACCGCGTTCGGTGAGGGCGACATCCGGGTGTTGGTCGGGGCGTCGTTGTCGTCCGACCCGCGGGTTGAGTCGTTGCCGGTGTCGGTGGACCTGCGCGGGATGCGCGAGACACGGACCGCCCTCGGGTTGTACCGGTCACTCCTGCGCGACGGGGTGTTGATCCACGACGCGGACGCACCCGACTTGACGCGGCAACTGCTCGACGCCCGGTTGGCGTCGAGTTCGACGTCGGGGTTGAGGTTCGACGAACACGGTGAACGGCACGATTTGGCGTCCGCCGCGGTGTGGGCGATCCAGGAAGCGGCAACGACGTTCGGGATGGTGGGGGTGATCGCGTGACTCAACGGATGACACGGGCGGCGAGGTACGGGCACGCGCGCGCGCTACCGATCCCCGAGGGGGTACCGCGCGACCAACCCCCCAACGGGGTCCCACCGGGCGACAACCCGCCACCCACGACCACGAACCCACCCGGTGACTATGCGCCCGTGTCGGTCGGCCCGGACGCGTCCGAGGGGTACGGCAACACCAACGTCACGTCGTTCGCGCCCCTCGCGCCCGTCCCGGTGTCCCCGTGGTCGGGTTGGCCGAACGGGTGGAACACCCCGGCGTGGAACGACGCCGGCAACGGCGGGCTGTTGGGGCGGTGGGGGCAACTCGCCGACATCGTGTTCGCGTGCTTGGACCTCAACTCGTCGATCCTCGCGTCGATGCCCCCCTATCTACTCAACAACGGGGACAAGCAACACGGGCGGTCGTGGTTGACGAACCCCGAACCCATGACGTACGCGTCATGGCAGGCGTTCGCCAAGGAACTCGTGTGGTCGTTCGTCGGGGTCGGTGAAGCGTTCCTGTACGCGACCGACCGGTTCGCCGACGGGTACCCCTCGCGGTTCATGCTGCTGAGCCCGTCGTTTGTCGAGGTTGAGCGCGCGGGCGGGCGGATCGTGTACACCGTCGCCGGTGCCCCCGTCGATGCCGACGACGTGTTGCACATCAAATACACGTCGTGGCCCGGGGACCTGCGCGGGCATGGTCCCCTTGAGGTTGCCGGGGCGCGGCTGCTTACGGTCGCCGCCTTGAGCCGGTACGCCACGAACCTCGCGACGACGGGGGGGTTGCCGCCCGCGGTCCTGAAGTACCCCCGCCGTGCCAACCGGGCACAGATCCGCCAGATGCAAACCGATTGGGTCGAAGCCCGGATGTCCGCCATGGGCGTTCCCGCGGTCCTCGCCGACGGGACCGAGCTCGACGTATTGAACCCCCAACTCGCCGACGCCGCGTTGGCCGATCTGGCCCGGTTCAACGAATCCCGGTTGGCGACGCTGCTGTCGGTGCCCCCGTTCCTCGTGGGGCTGCAATCCGAGTTGAGTTCCACCTACGTCAATTCGGCCAACGTGTTCGACTTCCATTGGCGGGCGATGCTTCGGCCCAAGGCCGACGCGTTGTGCGGGGCGATGTCCGGGTGGCTGTTGCCCCGCGGTTGGACCGTCGAACTCGACCGGGACGATTACATCAAGCCGGGGATGTTCGAACGCGCTCAGGCCTACACCATGTACATCGGTTCGGGGGTCCTCACCCCCGAGGATGTGCGGACCGCCGAACGGTTCGACACCGTGCCCGGCACCGGCGACGAAAACGACCCCGGGAACCTCGACGACAACGCCGTCGGCGAGGTGCCCGGGGCGCCCGGTCGCCCACCGATCACCAACACCACCGCAACCCCGGAGGTTCCGTCGTGACCGACACCCCGTTTTACGTTCGGGCACTCACCGCGCCCATCGACATCGACGAGACACACGGCACGGGTGAGGTGTTGGTCGTCCCGTATGACAAGCCCACCCCGATCGTCGAACACCAACCCGGGCGGGGGCGGGTCACGTATGACGAGGTTGTCCGGCGGGGCGCCGCGGAACGCGCGATCCGCGGGGGCGCCGGGCGCATCCCGTTCACCTACGGGCATTCGGACGCGTTCCCCGACCGGATGGGTGTGGCAACCCGGTTTTGGGACGGTGACGACGGGCTGCACGCCGCCGTCCGGTTCGACCCGTCGAAACTCGGCGCGGTACAGGACGCGGTGACGAGTTCCCACCAAGGGATATCCATGGCGTTCGTGTCGGTCGTCCCCAAGCCGTTCACCGAACGCGAGGGCACGTTGGTGGAACGCCGGTCGATCATCGTGTTGCACCTCGCCGCCGTCCCGTTCGCGGCGTACACCGACGCCCGGGTGTTGGCCGTTCGCAACGCCGCCGACGACGAGGACACCGAACCCACCGCCGCCGACGTCGCCGCCCGCGACGAAGCCGAGGAAGCCGCCCGCGTGCTGCGGGAAGCCCGCGAGCTCGTGGCGGCGGGCGACCGTTGGGTGGCATTCCGCGGCGAGGTGTCGGGGGCGTAAGGTCCGAATCACAAGCGAGGACCACCGCCGCCGCATAGCCCACCACCGCCGGGGAACCCGACCGGTCACCGTGAGCGCCAAGGCCGGGCATACGCCTCACCGACCCAATCGGTGAAAGGCGTACGCCATGGGCGACGTGATGACCGATCGACTCCTGCACGAACGGAACTCGGTCGAGGGCAAGATTCGCACGGTTGAGCAGATCGCTGTTGACGAAACTCGCGACCTGCGGTCCGACGAAATCGAAACCATCCGCACCTATTCGGAGCGCCTGCGTTCGATCGACTCGCAACTCGAAGTGACCACGAACCGGCTGGCACTCGACGAGGGAATCGCCGAGAGGATCGCCGCGGTCACGTCCGACCGCCCGGTGATTGGGCACGAATACCGGTCCGCGTCCGAACTCCTGTGGGACGCGACCCGCACCAACGACCCCGACGCCCGCGCGCGTTACTCCCAGGTCGTCAAGCGTGCCGCGCAGCACATGGGCACGACCGCCGCGCACACGGTCGCCGTCGCCGGCGGGTTCGGTGGGCTGACGGTCACCGGACCCCAGGGACCCGTGATCGACCTTTTCCCCAAGGGTCGCCCGTGGCTTACCGCCCTCGGCGTTCGGCAGGCGCCATCGTCGTTTAGTTTTATGCGTCCGAGGATCGTGGACCCGGATTACCTCACCGCCGCCGCCCCCCAGGCGCTGGAAAAGCAGGAACTCAACTCGAAGAAGTTCGACCTCGTGGCGGACCCGCTGCAGCTGACGACCATTGGGAATTACCTCAACCTCTCGCTGCAGGCTCAGCAGTTCGTGTCGGGTGCCCTCGACATCACAATCAACCAGATGCTCGCGCGACTCGCCGTCGGGGAAGAGCAGGCGCTGGCGACCGAAGCCGCCAAGACCACCGCGGTCATTCCCCTCGCCGCCGCCGCGGACGGCGCCGCAGTCCGGGCGGCGATTTTCGACGCCGCCGCCCTCGTGTACACCAACACCGGCGCGCTGCCGGAATGGATCGCCATGGGTCCCGCCGGGTGGGCGCGGCTGGGGTCCCTCGTGGACCTCGCCAACCGACCGCTGTTCCCCTATCAGAACGACGTCAACGCCCTCGGTACCTCGTCCCCGGCAACGTTCACCATCGCCGGACTCGGACTCACCGGGATCGTCACCCCCGGGATCACCGACGGGTCGTTCTACGTTGGGAACGAGCTCGGAATCGAAGCGTACGAATACCGGTTCCCGGTGCTGCAGGCGGTCGAACCGTCCCTCGCCGGGCAGCAGATCGCGGTGCTGTCCGCCCTCGTGATCTACCGACCCACGACCAAGGAAGCGGGACCCGGTGGAACCCCCGCCGCCGAAGCCAACGGGGTCGTCAAGATCAGCGACGGCACGACCACCACCCGGACGCGTACCGCGGCGGCCTGATCCTCATGGCAACCGTGTGGGACGAGAGTTACCCACCGTCGGTGCTGCACCCGGAACCCCCGCCGATCGTCCCCACGGGGGCGACGGCGGGGACCCCGGGAGCGTGGACCCCCGCCGGCGCCGAGGTGCCCGCCACCCTGGCCGCCGCCAACGCCCTCGGGTTGACCCTCGGGGCGGCGTGGACCGGTGGAACGTGGGTGGACCTCGCCGGTGGCGCGGACACCCATTGGGACGGTGCCGCGTTCGTCGCCGGGGTCGCAGCCGCCGTCGAGGGGCGGACCACCAAGACCGGCCCACGTAAGCGGGGGGCGGACAAGTGATCGTGACCCCCGCGGCGGTGAGTTGGCCCTCAGCGGCGACCATCGGCGCCGCAGCCGCCAACGCGATGTCGATGTCGGCGGACGACCCCGACCGGGCGACCGTCGACACCCTCGCGGGGGTCGCGGTCCAACTCATGACCGGATATCTCGGTAACCCCGAGCTCGCGGACCCGTTCCCGTCCCCGATCACCAACGCCCTCGTCCTCGTGACCGTCGAGTTGTACCGCCGCAAGGACGCCGCGTTCGGGGTCCTCAACACGTACGCGTCGGGGGATTTCGGCCCGGTCCGAATCTCGACCGATTGGCTCAAGGGCGTCGAGTCGATGGTTCACCCGTACATGCGGGATTCGTTCGGGATCGGGTGACCCGTGCACCTGGCCGACGAACTCGCCACGGTCCTCGGGGTGTTCCGTGGACTCACCTACCGGGGCGCCCCGCTCCGGGCGACCGCCGACGAACACGACGTCAACCCCCCATGTGTGTTCGTCGCCCCACCCGACATCGCGTTCCGGTTCGCCAAGGACCGGTCCGACGTCACGTGGGTCGCGTACCTCGTCGGACCCAACACCACGACCGGGACCGCCGGGGATGCCCTCGCCGAACTCGTCGACACGGTGGCGGGCGCGTTCCCGTTCACCGCGGGCGCGTACTGGCAACTCACCTTGCCCGGCGGGGGCACCCCTACCCGCGCGTACCAACTCACCTGGTCCGACACCATCCCGATTGGAGTTTGAACAATGGCAACCACCCCCGACGGGACCGGCACCCTAGGACCCGGAGTGCTTAGCATTGGCGAGGTTGCGACCGTGATTGACGTGTCGTGCCTGGTCAACAACGCCGCCATCGAACCCGATGTCTCGGAGGGCGACGAGAAGACCATGCTTTGCGGCACGACAAAGCGGTCCGCCGACACAATTTCGTGGGCGATCACCGGCAACGTCGACGTCGACGCCGGGAAGTCGACCGGGCTGTTTGCCCTCACGTGGAACAACCCCGGCGGGATCGTCCCGTTTACGTTCACCCCCTCGACCGCGGTGGGAACCACCGTGACCGGGAATCTCAAGTTGGTCCCGCTCCGGCTGGGGGCGGACGAGTATGGCGCGTTCCTCGACGCGGACTTTGAGTTCCCGCTAGACAATTTCGACCCGTCGACCGCCGTCGAATACGGGGACGACGCTATCCCGCTCACCGAAGGCACCGGCACCCCCCGAACCCGGAAGTCGGACGCCGCCTGATGGCGGGGTCCAGGCCTGTCGTCGAGGTGCGCGGTGGGCGCGAGCTCCGGCGCACCCTCAAGGCCGCGGGCGACGACTTGTCCGACCTGAAGGACGCCAACCAACGCGTCGGGAACGTCGTGGTCGCGAGGGCGACGTCGTTGGCGCCGCGCCGGTCCGGTGCCCTCGCCGGTGCCATGCGCGCCACTCGCGCGGCGACGTCGGTGACCGTCAAGGCGGGCGGGGCGCGGGTGCCCTACGCCGGGCCGATCCATTGGGGTTGGCCCGCCCGCGGGATCACCGCCCAACCGTTCCTCTCGGACGCCGCCACCGGCACCGAATCGACGTGGGTCCCGATCTATGAGTCCGAGCTCGACCGCATCATCGAACGCGTCAAGGGGGACCAGTGAGCGCGCAGATCCGCTTGCGGGTCGAACTCGACGGGCGCGACGCGTACATCGTCGGGACCCGGTTGGTCGACCACAACATGTGGGACACCACCCGCGCCAAGCACGGTTGGCCCAAGCCCGACGAAGCGCCGTTCACCTGGCAGGGGTTCCTTGCGTGGGCGGCGTCCCGGCGGACCGGGTTGATCGACCCCGAACTCACGTGGGAACGGTTCCTCACCGAATGCCTTGGGGTCGAATCCCTCGACGACGACACCGGCAAGGTCGCGGACCCTACCCCGCCGGGAGTTGGTCCCGGCTGATCTGCGAACTCGCCGTCGCCATCAACATCAGTCCCGCGGACCTGTGGGGGGAGGACGAAGCAACGATCATGACCCTCGTCGATGTCCTCGACCGCCGCGCCAAAGAACTCCGCAAGCCCTCCCGGGGGCGGTGACGCGCCATGGCGAAAACCGCCATCCTCACCCTCAAAATCCTGGCCGACGCCAAGGACGCCACGACCGGCCTAGACAAGACCGCCAAGGGCGTCGACAAGTTCCAATCGGGCGTCGGGAAGGCCGCCCTACCCGCCGCCGCCGCCCTCGCCGCACTCGGCGCCGGCGCGATGTCCGCCGCCCAAGCCGCCGCCGAGGACGAACAATCCGCCGCGCTGCTCGCGAAGGCGTTGAAGAACACCACCGGCGCCACCCAAAAGCAGATCGACGCGAACGAACAATGGATCAGCAAGACCAGCAAGGCCGCCGCGGTCGCGGACGACGAACTACGCCCGGCGATGTCGACCCTTGTCCGGGCCACCGGGGACGTCACCACCGCGCAGGACGCGATGGGGTTGGCCCTCGACATATCCGCCGCCACCGGCAAGGACCTGGATTCGGTGTCCGCGGCGCTGGCGAAGGGGTACGCCGGGAACACCACCGCCCTCGGAAAAATGGTCCCCGGGTTGGACAAAGCGACGCTGGCGTCGAAGGACATGACCGCGATAACGGAAGACCTCGCGGGCATGGTCGGCGGGTCCGCCGCCGACGCCGCGAACACCACCGCGGGCCGCATGGAAAACATGAAAATCCAGATGGCCGAAGCCGAGGAAGCCATCGGGTCGTTGCTGTTGCCGGTCCTCGGGAAACTCGCCGACGTCCTGCAGACCGCCGCCACGTGGGTACAGAACAACACCCGGGTCATCGCCATCATCGGCGGGGTGGTCGGCGGGTTCGCCGCCGCCATCCTCATCCTCAACGGGGCACTACGCGCTTACCAGGCGGTCACCAAAGCGATCCAGGTGGCGACGAAGATTTGGACCGCCGCCCAATGGCTACTCAACGCCGCGATGTCCGCCAACCCCATCGGACTCATCATCGTCGCGATCGTCGCGGTCATCGCGATCATCGTGCTGCTGTGGATCAAATGTGCGTGGTTCCGCGACGCGGTGTTGGCCGTGTGGGAAGCCATCCGCGTCGCCGCCGCCGCCGTGTGGGAATGGATCGTCAACGCGGTCAAACTCGCCGTCGCGTTCCTCGTCGTCATCGTCAAGGCGTACGTGTCGGTTGTCCTCGCGGTGTGGCGCGCCATTGCCACCGCCGCCGGCGCCGCGTGGGCGTGGATCGTGGGCGCGGTCACCGGCGCCATCAACCGCGTCAAGGCGATCATCCAAGCCATCAAAACCGTGGCGACCGCGGTGTGGGGCGCGATCAAGAACGCCGCGGTCACCGCGTTCGAAACGTTGCGGTCCACCGTCAAAACCGTCATGGACAAGGTGCTTGCCCCGATCCACGCGGTCGAGGATGCGTTCGGCGCGGTGGGCGACGCGATCCAAACCGTCATCGGGTGGATCAAGAAGATCAAAATCCCCAACCTCGGTGCCCTCGGGAAACTGCTGCCCGGCGGGAAGTCCGCCCCCGCGCCCGGGGGGACGTTCGTCGCGCCCACCGTGGGTCGCGCGGCACCGACGTTGGGCGCGAGCTCGACGCGGGGTGGCGGGGCGCCCGTGGTCATCAACGTCACCGGGGCACTCGACCCGGTGGGCGTCGCCCGGCAGATTCGCGCGATCCTCCGGGACGACAGCCGCCGCCGCGGTGGGGTGGTGATCGCGTGACCGGGCCAGGGGTCACGGTGGTCGTCGACGGGACCCGGTTGGCGGACGGGTCACCCGGGGACGACGTAACCGGGCCGGTCGCCCTCGACGGGTTGGCGGTGTCGTGGGGGCGTGGGACGACCATGGACCAACCCGAAACCTCGACGTGTTCGTTCACCGTCGCCGACGCCGTTGGGGGGGCGTCGTTCCTCGACCGGTTGCACACCGGCGCGCGCGTCGACGTGTTGGCGTCCGGCGCGGCGCAACCGGACCCGGACGTTCCCGCGTTCGTCGACGGGTCGTTCGAGCTCGGGTCCCGGACGTGGGTCCCCGGGGGGACGACGGTCGCCGCCCTCTCGACGCACCGGGCGTCGTCGGGGGTGCGGTCCCTCGCGATCCGGGGGACCACCGGGACCGCCGTCGCCGCGGTCCGGTTGCCACCGGCGCCCGCGAGTGTGGACCCGTCCGCGTGGGACGCGTTGCCGGTCACCACCCCAGGGCAGCTGTGGTTGATCGACCTGGCGTTGCTGGTCCCACCCGGCGCGCGCGTGCAGGTCGCCGTTGTCGAATACGTGTCGCCGAACGACGCCGGAACCCTCACCACGACCACCGTGACCGTCACCGGCGCGACGACCGGGGCGACACGGTACGGGTGGCGCCCGGTGCACCTCGACCACACCGCCGTTGGCGCCGGGCGGTGGGTCGGGTTGCGAATCTCACTCACGACACCCGACCCCTCGTGGAACACCGCCGAACCGGCGACGGTCGGGTGGGACGCCGCCACCCCCGCCGACTTGACGTGGGACGACACCGGCACCACGTACATCGACAACATCGCCATCCTCGCGCCCCCCGGCGGGACCACCCGAACCGTCCTCGTGTTCTCCGGTCGCATCACCGATCTATCCGTCAAGGCCGATGGCAACGACGGGGCGTTGTGCGAGGTGACCGCCGCCGACGTCACCGCCGACCTGCAAAACGTCAACATCGGCGACACCCCGTGGCCCGCCGAAACGGTCGCCACCCGGGCCAACCGAATCCTCACCACCGCCGCCGTTCCGAACCTCACCACGATCACCATCGACGCCGCCCTCGTCGACGACCCCACACCCGACGACATCACGACGTTGTTGACGCTGCTCGACGGGACCCAACG